CGTCCTGTTGCTGATAAACCAATGCCCACGCGCTAGGGCTAACTTCGCTTCGTCGTCGAAAGAGTGCTGGCCCATTCCATTTAGGATACAGACCGTCCTCATCGGGAAGGATATCTTCATCTGAACCCTCCCAGGGTAGATGTGACTTGGGCCATAGCGTAACCCACTTCTCAGGATCTTCATCAAATTCTAGAACGGCTGGCATCGATAGGTAGGAGAAGGGTGATTTGCCACCTGTCCAGTGCTCAGCCGAACGGATCTCGCGGTAGAGGTCATTGGAGGCAATACGTGTGCCTACGACAAGTAACTTACCATTGTCTCCGAGACGAGTTACAACGTCTCGCTGCAACCACAGAAGTTGCTTTTCCCATTCATGAGCGTTAGACGTAGTAACAACGTCGTCAAGAATGATAAGGTTAGAACGAGCACCAGTGATTTGACCGCCAATACCGAGAGCCTGTACAGTAGGGTCTTTTTCCGTGGAGTCTCGGGAGAGGTAGATGCGGTCTGCTTTCCAGGTGTCTGCATCTTCTTTCCATCCCCCAGCGCTGCCATAGACAGCCTGTAACTTAGCCCAGCGTTCATGGCTCAGTCGCTGCTTGATAGAGTATAGATACTCCTTGGCGCGTTCCTGAGTCTTGGATACGATGGTGATCTTAATGTTCGGATCCATCGCAATACGATAGACGCAGTAGTTGACGGTGATGACCGTCGATTTGGCATGCTCTGGCGGTACGTTAATCAGCAACCGCTTCTTAGAGGCTGGGTCATAGACCATGCTCTCGTGCAGGTAAGAAGGTTCCCGTCCCTCTAGCAGGTCGATCCACGACCTGTGATGTGGGAAGATAGGGGAGTCTAGGAACTCTCGTGAGAACTCCTCAAAGCCAATTTTGAACTTGGCATCACCCGAGACTATGCTCAGGGTTTTCTCACCCTCGGCACGAGCCTTCTCTAGCGCTTTCATGAACTGATCGTCCTTGCGCCAGTCTTTCATCACATCAGGCTTACGATCTGCCCGAGCAATAGCGTCAGGCAGGTCTAGCCCCTGCTTAATAAACTCTAAAACTTTATGCTTAGCCTCACGGAGTGCTGCTACCTTATGGTGTTCATCACCTACCTTGGCAACCATATAAAACACCCCCCTTAAAATCAATCAAGTTAGGGGTCATTTCCCCCTTATCGCTCGGCTCCCTTAGGAGCCTCGCTACCCCCTCGCTTTCGTGGCTGGCAATAAAGCCAGCCCCTCAAGACTAGATAGGCTCACTTCTGTGTACCGTTCGCCTATACTATATATAACCCGTTCAAATGGAGATAGCGAACGCTATCATTTTAAGAATGTGATGTACTTCACTACTTTTATATACTAAATCGGACATTTCCAGCAAATACTGGCAAAATATTTTCTCCTGATAGTGTATAGTATCCGCTCTGCGGATTTAATAAAGTGGGGTCGCTTCAGCGACTCGTAGCACTTCAAGCCTGAAAGAGTGCGCTCCGCGCTCCTTTCTAGGCTCTAAAAGAGTGCGAGGAACGAGCACCTTTAATCTTTTGGGGGTCGAGGGGGCGAAGCCCCCCGCGCGTGTTCGAACGCGTGTTCGATATCCGCGTATGGCGCTCGGTTTGTGTTGGCGGACTATCTGCCGAGGGGCTGAGCCGAGGGGCTTCGAGGCTTCGGGCTAACTGCCTGGGCGCTTCGGGCTTCTCGATCACTGGAAAGTTCCAGAGAGTTCGACCCAGTTCGAGGCGGTTCGAGAGTTCGAGGGCTGAGGGTCTGGGAGTTCGAGGGGGCTAGATCGGGGGAAGTCTGGGAGTTCGGCGCTTGTATTATTTATCGTACACGCGGGAAATCTGGGGGGCTTGGGTATTTGTATTAAGGGTCGAAAAGTGGTCTAATTGTCTCACTGGGCAATTCATCGGGAATTACCCTTTAGAAAAAAAATGGAGAAAATCTCATGGCAACAACAACGAAAAAAGTAGTTCAGAACAATAAGAAAATCATCGTTACTGGTGATGAAGTAAATCCAACAATGCTCGGCGACTTCTGCGAAGTTGTCGGAAGTTCGCTCGATAAGGAAATGCTTGTGTGGTTAAATGGTTGCGATCTCATGGCGCGCAGTATCATCACAGTACGAGGCATGCAGAGTACTTTAGAAAAGGTCATCAACGAGAAAGGAAATCTCCCAACTCTCACAACTTCATCGGTGCAATACTGGGGCAAGGCTCTGGAGTTGCGATCTCTAAAAGGTGGCGAGAAAAAGACACTTAAGCAGTTGTTCCAACTAGCGCGCGAAACTTCTTCTTTTGTTAACGCTAGCAACAAGGGAAAGAAAAAGACCGAGCAGAAGTCTTTTGCAGATGTAATCACTGGAAAGTCTATCGAGACAGTTCGCCAGACAGTTCCAACTCAAGGCGAAGTCAAGAAGCGTAAGCCTTCTACCGATAAGAACACGAAGTACAGCGACAAGGCGGTGCATATTAACGATCTCATTAAGGCACTGGATAAGCGCCTAAAGTCTGGAAAGGGAAAAGAGAACAAGGCAGACATCGCGCTAATTGAGGCACTAGCCGAGACAATTAACGCGATCATGTTCGAGAGTGAGGAAGCCGCCGCCTAACCAGTTCGAGAGAAACCCCCGCCGATAAATCGGTGGGGGTTTTTTCTTGCCCGAAAATCGGGCGCGCGAAAATCCGGCGCGTCTGGGCGCGCGCGAAAAGTTTGTGTCCGAGCCTGATTTCAGGCGAGGACAGTTTGTGTCGGGGCTTGCTTGCTAGCCCTAGTCGTCGCTAGCCCTAGTCGCACCGGCGCTGATTTTAAGGAAAACGGTCTTTGACTTAGCAACCGGCGTAGCGTATCCTTTGAGAGTGGATATTCCGTATCTGCTCGCCGTATGATATATCGTACAGCGATTAACGAAAGGTAAAAATATGGTAACTCTACTGATGAGCGACATAGTCGCTATTACTATCGCCCTAACCGTTACGGTTGGTCTGCTAGTCAGCACCGCCGTAGCGAACCACCGACTCACCGAGAAGGTGCGCCAGTTAAGACAACAACTACATAATGACGGTTCTGCTTGGCAACAAGAAGTCAACGAGTGGAAAGATGAAGCCGATCACTACAAGGCTTACTATCTCCGTTCGGTCAATGACGCTAAAGGCTTAGCCGATGCCTACATCATGGAGACTCATCGTGGCTAGTTATCGTCTCGGCGGTATCAAGGCTAACAACTATCAGAAGCAGGAATTCGTCTACGATATCCTGCAAGCAGGGGCAGAGGCTGAGATATTCATAGCCCACGCTCTAACCTTCCTTACATGGCGCGAAGTCCAAGAGATCGGATACCGCGCTACCCAACACCTAAAAAGATCAGATGATCGTACGATATATAATACAGAAACGGAGAAAGTAGATGCCTAATAACGATACTGTGTTTAGCCCTAGCAACTGTTGGGCTTTCATAGAACTAGGTACATGTACCAAATGCACCAAGCCACGCCACCTATACGCCAACTCAATGGTTCGCAACTTCTTTGGTTGCGTATGGTGTGTAACCAAGACCATGAACGAGGCACTATCATCGCTATACGATTTGGCTCAAATAGACGAAGGCGTAAAAGACACTTACGACAAGTTGCGAGCAGAGTATGTCGATCTATGCGACAAGCGCAACTATATCGGTGAGCCAGAATACTCAGAGGATACCTGCGCTCTCTGCTATCACCCTTTCGGTGAGAACCAGTGGCGCAAGGTAGAAGCCTTAGACGGTGAGGGTAACTTATTACAAGTTCATAACACCTGCGGAACTACCTGCGATAAATGCTCACTTCATTACGCTAGTTGGTCGTCAGTTGCTCATGGCAGAGTTACTTTCGTGGACTTTAACAAGTATCTCGGCGATCACTGCTGTCCGTCATGCGTAACGGAATTACGGAAGGAATACGGAGAGGACTCTTTCTTCTATTGCGATGAGTGTAACTCTTACGAGTTGTATGACGACTCACGCAGTTTCGAGGGTTCTCGTTATTGTAATAGTTGCTACGATAACAATGTGTACCAATGTAATGAGTGCGATACATATTACTGGGACGGAAATGACCACGATTGCGAAGAGGATATTAGTAGCCAACTAATCCACGAGTACAGTTATCGCCCACGCCCTCACTTCTTTGGTCAGGCTAAGTATTACTTAGGCTTTGAGTTGGAAGTTGAGTCCAACGGCAATAGTCGAAAGGTAGGTGCTTCGTATGTGGTTGATCGGCTTAGCCCACGCGTGTACCTTAAAAATGACGGCTCGCTAGATGAGGGGTTCGAGATCGTGTCGCACCCTCACACACTAGATGAGTTGCATGAAAAGTTTGATTGGACAGTGCTGAAAGGTCTGCGCCAACAAGGTTTTCGTTCATGGGATACCAGAACCTGCGGTTTGCATGTCCATGTGAGCCGCACTGCTTTCGGTGAGGTATCCAAGCGATCAGATATAAATAAGACGCAAGCCCATGAGTTGCGGTTTATTAAACTGATCTACGACAACCAACGCCAGATCGAGCGCCTTGCGGGGCGATCATCTGATTATGCCAAGTTTAACGATAAGGGTAGCCTTGCTAACCGCGTTAAGTATGGTACGCAAGATGATCGGTACGAGGCGGTCAATAGTCAGAACGAGAAAACGCTAGAGGTACGAGTCTTTAAGGGTTCGCTCAAACCGGCGCGAGTCTTATCTGCTGTTGAGTTGGTTCATGCTTCCGTTGAGTACACGCGTGATCTAAAAGTGAACGCCAGTAACAACGCCCTAAAGTGGATACACTTCGTACGCTTCGTAGCCGACCAAGCGGAGACATATCCTAATCTAGTCAATGCTATCCAGAGTACCTTCGATAATGATACGCCCGCCCAAGAGATCGACTAACCGTACGATATATCGTACAGAAACGAGAATATGATATGTGCATGCTATGTGTAATCCCGCCTAATGTAATACCTTCACGAGAGAAGTTGGAAAACTCTGCTCTCAATAACCCTGACGGGTTCGGCTTCGCTATCGTTGTACCTAGCGAGAACCGTATCCATGTCGAGCGTACTATGAACGCAGACGCTTCGATCTCACGCTTCCTAGAGATGAGAGAGAAGTATCCGCAAGGCTATGCCACTTGGCATGCCAGATACGCTACTCATGGTTCGCTCACCGTAGATAACTGCCACCCTTTCCAAGTCGGAGTGGGTAACACGCAGACTTATCTAGCCCATAACGGTGTGCTACCAGTTATCGAGCCAGTAGGTGATAAGCGTAGCGATACGCGTATCTTTGCTGAGGATATCCTGCCTGCTATCGGCGGAGTTACTGCGTTAGATAACGAGCAGGTATGGAATATCTTAGAGGACTTCACTACAAGTTCTAAGGTTGTAATCCTTACCGTTGACCCACGCGCTAAGCACCAGTGCTATCTGTTGCATGAGAACAAGGGTTGGAAAGATGATAGCGGTGTCTGGTGGTCTAACCAGAGTTGCTATCTCAGCACCCCTATGTCTGGCTTCGCTAGCCCGTATTCGTACGGACTTAAAGATGATAAGTCTGAGAAGTGGGTAGATTGCGAAACTTGCGAGTCTTTCTTTGAGGCTTCTCAGATGATAGACGGCTACTGCAGGCAGTGTGGTACTTGCGTAGATTGCAAAACCTATGTAACCGAGTGCCTATGTTATAGCGGTTCTATTCACGATAGGAAAAAGACGGAAGAAAGACTCTGGTCTGTCTTTGAGTCAGACGCTAACGCTAAATACGGAAATCGTGGGGGTTGGACTTATGAGTAAGCCTCATGTGCCAGTACCACCGACACCGTACTACTACGGCGTACGCGCCGAGTTATTCCTGCATGACGCGCAACAAGCGCTTCGTGAAGGAAGGTCGCAAGACCATGCAAAACTGATGGTGCGAGCCACGCACTATCAAGAGTTGGCGGAACAACTTCCGCTAACTGTGTATGATATATCGTACACAGAAGGGTAAAGATGAACAAGTATAAATCATGCAGATGTTACGCATGCAGGACACCTATCCAAGTGCCTGTGCATGATGTAGCAGAACGCAATTACTGCCATAGTTGTGCTATGGCTAAGATCGGTGCGTTAAGTATGGCTGATGCCAGAGGGGGAGTTGACCAGTATGAGTAGTCATCATGTCGCCTTCTTCGAGGAACAAGCCCTATGTGCTTCCAGTGATCCCGATATGTGGTTTCCGGAACGCAGATACGCCACCGACTCTAAGCACTATCACAGCGAAGAGTCTTTGCAGGCGCGCGCGATCTGTCGCGCGTGTCCTGCTAGACCGGAATGTTTAGAGTATGCACTTCGCTACTCTGGGCTTCATGGTATATGGGCGGGGCTTGACCCTGCTGAACGCTCTAAGTTACAAGATGCTCAGAGTATTCGCCCTATTCCGTTTCACACTACCTTACCCATGTCTCATGAAGGCTGGCGTGAAGGTGTGAAGTCAGAGGAAGGTTAATCATGAACGATGATGATTATGAATACTTCGTTATGAGCGTTAGAGACTCTCTGGCGCTTATGTTCTGGGTATCGTTCTTTACTCTGTGTGCCGTTGGTGCTATACTAGCGGTTGCACTATAAAAGGGTGGGTGGTTGCTTGCCCGATGCTTGCGACCACCCACTGTATTATTTATCATACATCTAAGAAAGGATCACAATGGTTACGACCGTTGAGTACCACCGTCATAGCGACTCTATGATGCCACTGGGTTGGATAACTATTACGCATGAGCCTAATGAAGGCACTATCGTCTATGGTGTTTTCGATACGCAAGGCGAGGCTCTATCTCATGGCGAAAAGTTAATCAACGCTAATGTAGTGCGTATCTATAAACCCACGATACACTAAGAAAGACCGTACGATATATCGTACAAGCCCCTTACCTTAATTGGTAGGGGGCTTTTTCTTTGCCTTTTTTAGCCAGTGATCGCCAGTTTTATGTTGGCAGAAACACCCTACGATACAATTCTGATGTAGCATGACGGCGATAGCGAAATCGCCAGTTGAGTTGGCTAACCCTGCCGACTTACATGGTATGCAGATCATGCGTTATCTATCCCTTGCGACTCAAATGGGGTAACGCGCTTCTTGCTACGGCGCTCAGCGCGGTTCAGAAGCGGACTGGGCGGAGTTTGTGTTGGATTAGATACATCGTCGTTCTTAATTGGTGCATCCGCAGGTGCAAACAACGGTGAACTCTGTACAGCCTCTACATACTGCTCAAAATAACTGAGCATAATGTAAAGATAAGAGGAGAGTTCTGCTAGAGCAACCTCAGTGTCCCGAAGCGCTTTAATAAACTCATCTTCCTGATCTTCAATCCACTTCGTGTCTTGCAACTTCTTCTGAATCGTCTCGTGCATTTCCTTCATCGTCTGTGAGTTGCTCTGTTGCGACATTGGCTTCCTCTTCCGTGTAGTCCCGTTCCTTGCGTGGCTTACTGCCACCAAGAATATTTATTAAGTTGTTAACTGCTCTGTTCACACGCATACGCGCTGCATCTTCTGAGATATCAAGTTCTTTAGCAAAGGTCTTGTTGTCACATCCATCGCCAAAGCGTAGGTACAGGATACTCATCTGCTTCTCATCTAGCCTAGCAAAGCCACGCTGGATATCAGCCACCATAGCGAACCAGTTGCCACCTTCGGAGGCTACCTTCTTTCCAGTAATATACCCTAAGTCTTGAATAGATGGTGCTACAAGATCACCCCTGATAACAGAAGGTAATAGCGCTTCAATCAATTCTCTGTCGTAGTAGTAGTTATCCTCTACACGATAGCCCACAGCCTGAGCCTTCTGCTTCTGGCAGTAGTCCTTAGCGGCGTTGCGTAGCGATCTAGCAATCAACTTAATAGCCTGCTTACATTC